TATCTAATGAGTGGAATATCCCACATAACCTTGGATTTTTCCCAAATATTGCCGTTGTTGATAACGATAAAAGATTGGTTGAGACAGCAATCCAGTATATAGACATAAACAATGCTAAAATAGTTATGAATGTAGCAATTAGCGGTGTTGCATATCTTACTTAAGGGGAATATATAAAATGGCATCTAAACTATTTTTAGTAGACTTAGACCTTAATCTTAATAAGGCTAAGCAGTTCGTATTTGAAGATCTATCAACAGATCCGTCAGGTACGGAATCTAGAGTTTATTACAACTCAACAGCAAAAAGACTGAAGGTGCACAATGGTACTACTTACAAGACTATTGCTTACACAGATGACGTTCCATCTGTATCTATTACCCTAACCGCCCCAGACCTATTTACAGTTACTGGTTCCCCAGCTGCATACAACGGAACACTTGATTTTGAGTGGAATAACGTAGCAGTAAACACCGTTCTTTCTGGTCCATCATCTGGCTCCACATCTGCAATACCAACATTTAGATCACTAGTTGCTGCAGACATTCCAGAAATTACTTCATCAAAGATTTCTAACTTTACAGAAGCATCAGAAGATGTAATTGGAAATATTTTAACTTCTTCAACACATACAGGAATATCTGTTTCCTATGGTGATCCAGGTGGAACACTTGCACTAACAAATACTGGTGTACTAAGTGTTGCTGGAACAACCAATGAAATATCTATTACAGAAGGAACTGGAACTGGTCCTTATACTGGAGCAGTAAAAATTGGTCTTCCAACTAACGTAGTTGTTGCTGGAGACCTTAAGGTTAATGGAGACCTAGACATTGTTGGAAATATTAATTCTTTCTCAACAACAACAGTAAATGTTGAAGATAATCTTTTCCTTCTTAACTCAACTGTAACTGGTACACCGTCTGTTAATGCAGGTATTGAAGTAGAACGTGGAACATCCACAAATGCCTCCCTTATTTGGAATGAAACAAGTGATAACTGGACAGCTGGTATAGCTGGTTCAGAAATTGCAATTGCCAGAAAATATGTTACAACTACAACTGGAACAACTCACACAATTACTCATAACCTAAACACTTCTGACGTAACTGTTAGTTGCTACCTATCTGGATCTCAGGTAGAGGCAGATATTGTTATTACAGATGCAAATACTGTTACAGTTACAACAAATGCAACTGCAACTAGCCTTAAGACGGTAGTTGTTGGCTAATGATGCCAGGGTTCAAAGCTTTTAGAATCTATAAGGGCGATACCTTTGCTTTTAATTTAACACTTGGATCTGGTGGTCAAGATTATATTATCACTGGTCATACTTTTACTGGACAAATTAAAGAAAAAGGTAAAACAACAAAAGTTGCTGAGTTTACAACTAGTATTACAAATGCAACTGCAGGAGAATTAACAGTAACTCTACCTTCTTCAGAATCAGCCAAACTTAATGGTTCAAAGATTTATGAATATGATATTCAAATGGTAACTTCAGGAGTTGTTTCTACAATTCTTAAAGGTCCAATAACTGTAGTCTCAGATATTACCAATTAATTTTTTAATTAATGTAACTTTTCTTTGTCCCAGGTGTAACTTTGTGTCACACTCTAAACACCACATAACAACTTCATCATCTTTAACAAAAGGAATTGGTGGCATATGTTCTGTACTCATTGGACAAGGTATAGGTGGTAGAAAACCTTGCTCAACTAATTCTCCATATCTATGAAGTTCTTGTATCGTTATCATTTGTTAATCTTATCACACCGATTTTAATTAGACAACTAACATCAAATACGGTACAATAGATATCTAACCCAATCTGGGAATAATATAATACGGAGTGAATATAATGACAGTTTCTTTGCCAACGGCATACCAGCAAGTAATCCACAAGACAAGATATGCAAGGTGGAGAGAAGAAGATAATCGTAGAGAAAACTGGGAAGAAACTGTATCACGTTATAGTGATTACATCTTTGATGCATTGAGCAGACACAGTGATTTTACTGTTGATTCAAAAACAATTAAAGAAATTAAGTCTGCAATTCTTGAAACAAAAGTAATGCCATCCATGAGAGCATTTATGACAGCAGGTCCAGCTCTCGAAAGAGACAACACCTGCATCTATAACTGTGCTTACATGCCAGTAGATAGTTTAAGATCATTCGATGAAGCAATGTATATTCTGATGTGTGGAACTGGTGTGGGATACTCCGTAGAATCACGCTACGTTAACCAACTTCCAGAAGTTAGCGAACACTTTGAGCCAACAGGTTCTGTAATTGTTGTAGAGGACTCAAAAGCAGGATGGGCAAGAGCATTTAAAGAACTTCTTGCACTTTTATGGCAAGGTCAGATTCCAGAATGGGATATGTCTAATGTTAGACCAGCAGGTGCTCGCCTAAAAACATTTGGTGGTCGTGCATCTGGTCCAGACCCACTAGATCGTTTATTTAAGTTTTCTATTGCACTTTTAAAGAATGCAAAGGGAAGAAAACTAACACCCCTAGAAGCACATGACTTAATGTGTAAGGTTGCAGAGGTTGTAGTCGTAGGCGGTGTACGCCGTTCAGCAATGATTTCACTATCAGACCTTGAAGATCGTAATATGGCAGCAGCAAAATCAGGTTCTTGGTGGGAATACTCTGGTCAAAGAGCCCTTGCAAATAATTCTGCGGTTTACAATACAAGACCAACTATGGAAGTTTTTATGGACGAATGGAAGTCTTTGTACGATTCAAAATCTGGAGAAAGAGGCATCTTTAGTCGTGAGGCAGCACAAAAAGTTGCAGCAAAAAATGGTAGAAGAGACTCAACCGTAGACTTTGGAACTAACCCTTGTTCAGAAATCATTCTTCGTCCTTACCAGTTCTGTAACCTAACCGAAGTTATTGTTAGAGATACAGATACCCTAGAAGACCTTAAGGCTAAGGTAGAACTTGCAACAATTCTTGGTACAGTTCAGTCTACTTTTACAAGATTCAAATATCTAAGAAAAATCTGGCAGAAGAACTCAGAGGAAGAAAGATTACTTGGTGTCTCATTAACTGGTCAGCTATCCCATCGTGTTCTGAATGGCTCTGAGGGCGTAGAAAAGCTATCTCTATGGTTAGACGAACTTCGTGAAGTATCTGTTGCGGTAAATAAAAAGTGGGCACAAAAAATTGGTATTAATCAGGCTGCAGCTATTACTTGTGTTAAGCCTTCTGGAACAGTTTCTCAGTTGGTAAATGCATCTTCAGGAATGCACCCTTGGCACTCTCAATATTATGCTCGCACTATTCGTGGAGACATGAAAGACCCAATTACTTCATTCCTTGTAGATATGGGTGTAAAGCACGAGCCAGATGTAATGAAGCCAAACGATACTATGGTGTTTACATTTCCTATTGCAGCACCAGAAGGTGCAAAACTTCGTGAAGATTTAACTGCTGTTCAGCATTTAGATATTTGGCTTACATACCAAAGACATTGGGCGGAGCACAAACCATCTATTACTGTTTCAGTTAAAGAAGATGAATGGATGGCAGTAGGTGCTTGGGTATATGACCATATTGATGAAATGTCAGGAGTATCATTCTTGCCTTATTCAGAGCACACATATCAGCAAGCTCCATATCAAGAAATTACAAAGGCAGAGTATGAAAAACTATTGTCTGAAACACCAGAAGACCTTGATTGGAAATGGCTTGAAATATATGAAACATTTGACGGTACTACATCTGTACAAGATTTAGCTTGTGTTGCAGGTGCTTGCGATATCACCGATATCAGTAAAGCGGTATAATAAAATGGATGCCATATGTCCTATTCTAACTTAATTCAATTAGCTTCTCCAGCAGTAGTATATGCTTTAGATGATTCAAATGTTGGAAATAGTCAACCTGTGGCTCCAGATAGATTTTTATACGCAAACCCTAATGGATCAGGTTTTTATAATGGAATATACCAAAACGTAAGTAAGGTTTCTTTTCCTATTGTTTATGGTGGTCAGCAATCTATTAAGGTTAATGAGAATGGATACATTAGAATACCCTCCTTTAGAAAAATGTCACTTTCTGATGTTGGAAATAAATCATCTTTAGAGTTTTGGGTAAAAATAAGTAACTCAAGTTCTTCAGAGCAAGTTATAATGACAAAGAAGGACGTGGATGCTGACGGAGCAGTAGATTATGCTACCTGCATTTATGTTAAAAATGATTACATTACTTTTAGGCTTGGAATAGAAAGCGATTATCGTGAAGTTTCTGTACCGCTAGATTCTGTAAATAAGCCACTACACATAGTTGCTTCCTATACCCCTTCTGACATATCTCTTACTGTTAACGGTGCAAAAAATACTACAACTATAACTAATCCTCAAACATTATTCCCTACGTTTGATCTAGACGATGAATACTTTTACTTTCAAAAACCATCTGGAATATCCAACATACAGTTTGACTGCATTGCTCTGTATTCTTATGAGCTTGCAAGAGAAAGACTAGTTAGACATTTTGTTTATGGATGTGGATATAATCCACCAGCTCAGTTTATTAATTCTAATGGTGGTGCACTATATAACTTTTCTATGGATGGTCAAACTACAATTAAAAAGTATGATTTTGGTCCAGGCAATCCTTGGGCGGTCAGCGAAACAGATAATGTTAGCCTAGAAAGAGGAAACCTTATCCTTAAAAGTTTTCAGGAACCAACAATTATTCAAAGAGGAACTTTAGAAGAAAGAAGCTTAGATCTTCTATTTACTACAACTGGATTTGATTTTAATAAAACATCATATTTAGAGTTAAAAAACTCTGACAGCATTATTTCACATAATCTTGGGGGTTGGGTTTTTAAGTTTAATGGTTCTGGGGTAACTCTTACAACTACAAAGCAGACATTGTTTAAGTCATTTTCGGACACCCTACAAGACAGCATTGAGGCATATTTAATAAAAGTTGACTCTGTAGATAAACTAGTATTTAAAATAAATGACGTTCTTGTTACACAAAATGCCCCAACCATATCTGAAGATTTTTATGTTGGTTACTATACTTCTGGAAGCAATGAATATTTTATTTATGGCACAGCTTCAAGCAATTCAAACATTCTTGTTTCTACAGATAAAATAAAGCCATTAAGTTTTGGTACACAAAAAATAAGAATTGGATCAGATAACACTTGGGTATCTGATGATGTGGTACCATCAGAACAGTTTGAGTTTACTGGAAAGTTAAAAGAAATAAGGTCTATTTCCGATGGTCTTATTACTTCTAGTTTGCTAGGAAATGCAGTATCCAGTTTAAAGAATCAATACACCGCTTCGCCAAACTCTAATCAAAAAAGATTTGTTATATCTTCCTCTGGATCCGCAGTTGTTGATATTCCACAGCAAGCACTTTGTCCTATATCAAGCAATACAACTGGTGCCAACAGAATAGACATTGGACACCCACTTGGTTCAACTGCTATGACCTTAAGTATTTCAAATATTCCATATTCAGAGGGAGTTGCAGGAACAGCAAGGCTTGCAAGCACATCAGTTACAGAAAGAACTATTACGTCTGGAGACTGGTTAAATAATCAGTTGGTGCAGTCAAACAATCCTGCAACAAACCCAGTAGATATAATTAGTTTTGCCATATCTTTATCCACAGATGATTTAATTAGAAAACCAGCAAAGCTAAGTTACCTAAGACTTTTTTCTTATCAGCTTACAAGCGATGATAATGGAACAACAAACTATGTTCTTTGCAATGCCTCTCCTGGAGGAAACCCAGCAAAAATATATTTAACTGGTGCGTCAAAAACTGTCAATATTCCAGATATTTTAGAGACCCCTATTCTTTACAATGGTTTCTATAGTGGTCTTAGTTTAAAAAATAACTATACAGAGATAAATCATGATAGGCAATCTCTTGAGGGTGGTGGCATAAAAGTAATATCCTTTATGCTTTATTTTGATTCTGGTCAGTCATCTGGAACCTATAAGATATTGGACTTTGATTCCCTTAACCCAAATAATGGATTTAGCGTTGGCAGCACTGGTAATATAACAAAGGGTTCAAACACCTCCGTTTACTTAAATGGCAACATTGCTTCACAAGCGTCATCAATTCTTTTAGATCAGTGGCAACAAGTTACAGTTGTTTATACAGAAGAGCTAAACAAGCCACTTATTACTATTGGAAATGCATCTGCATCAACTGGTGCCAGAATAGACCAGTTAATTTTGTTTGCAAAGCCATATGACTCTAATTCAGGCAAGGATTTTGTAAAAAACTTATATAACTTAACTGCAGGTGGTGTATCTCATAGAGTACAATCAACCTCTGTCGTTGGTCTATCTGATGAGTATAGAATACCAGGAATTATTGGAACTCAGCAAGAGCCAGGGTATGGAAAGGTTTGGTTATCAGATTTTACCGCAGAAGATGTTAGTGGGTTTGTTGAGACAGCTGGAGATTTTTCTGTACTATCCTTAATTGATGGTAGCTCAGAAATAACAATACCTGTAACTGGATACTATACTGTAAGTCAGTCTCAAACATTTGAAACTACCACAACAACAAACTATGGAGGTTCTGGAAGTAACACCATTCAGGTTATTGGTGCTCCAGAGTCATATTTTCCAGGAAGAACAAAACTTTTAAGAAAAATAACAACTGCTGGAACATCACCGTTCACTGACATTACTGTTACAAACGCTGTAAGTGATGGAGATTATACAAATACAACAACTCTTACTTTAAGCTCAAATGTAATAGCAAACTTTTCAGATTTCTTAGTTTTTAGCAACGAGTATTTTTCTTTTAATCAGGAACAGCAAAGAAGGCTTTATCTGTTAAATAAAAAGATATTTGTTGGTCAAACTTTTGTAGTTAACTCTGGAACAAAAAGATATATCTACACGGTTGATCAGATATTTAATGTTGATAATCCAATACAGCAAAGCCCTGGATACTTTAAATTAAAAAAAGAAACTTTAGATCATACAAAAAATGGAAAGGTTTATGTTGGTCAGTACTATAATTCTACAAAGAGACTTCAGTGGGTACAGCCAACATCAGGAGATACTGGTTATTTTGTCAATCTTGCATCTACTAATCTTTTTAGAGAAAAAATTAAATCAAAAACTGCACCAAGTCAAGATTCTATCTTTACAACAGAAGAGTAGAAATGGTATCATAGTGGTATGAATAATACAAAAAAGGGTGTACAGGCGGTTGAGTCAAGTGCAGAATATGGCATTTATGTATGGATCCTGCCAAACGGAGAACCATTTAAAGACGATGATGGTAATACTCTAAACATTCCATCAATGAAGCATGACATTCAAAAAATGAACTTGTTGGCAAAGTCAGCAGCATATTGGGGTAAACCAGATGGTGTTGCAAAGTTTATGCCTGGAGTTGGAAGAGTTAGCGATACTGAGGCTAGAGAAGATATTGACAGAATGGCTGAAGGCTTAACTCCTTACGGAGATAGTGAAAACTGGAAGGAGATATTTGCAAATGAGCGAAAGAGTAGAGGATAACGAAGTTCCTCAAAGTCAAATTATTTATGGTAGCGATATTGCAATAGATAGTCTTCAGAAAAAAGAAGAGATTGCAGCCGTTGACGAGTTTATGGTTTCAGCAGATGAAATTTTAAAGTATCGTGGAATAAGTCAAAACTTTAAGCGTAATGCTAAAAGAAAACTTGAGAAGGCTGGTCAAGTTGGGGGCTCTTCAACAAATTATACTCCACCAAAAAATGGTTTTAGAGGCGATGATGCTGCTTCAAAACAAATGCTCCTTTTTGAATATGCCTATGGTATCTTTGATGTAGTTGAGCCACCATATAATCTTATTTCTCTTGGAAAAACATATGAAGTTTCTTCTGCTAACTATGCTGCAATTAATGCAAAGGTAACTAATATTGTTGGTCTTGGTTATTATCTAGAGCCAACCCTAAAGGTAAAGCAAATGCTAGAAGACCTTGCAGAAAATACGGTAAAGCTTGGAAAAACTAGAAAGAAGCTAGAACGTGCAAAGCAAGAGATTTTAGAGTGGCTAGACACTAGAAATGATGAGGAAACCTTTACAGAAACACTTACAAAGGCTTACCTAGATTATGAAACTACTGGAAATGGCTACATTGAGATTGGCAGAAAAACAACTGGAGAGATTGGCTATATTGGTCATATTCCTGCTGCAACTATGCGTGTACGCAGACTTCGTGATGGTTATGTTCAGCTAGTTGGAGGAAAGTTTACATATTTTAGAAACTTCCACGACAAAGAAGATGTTAATCCTCAAATGGGAACGGATCCTAGACCAAACGAAATTATTCACATTGCAAACTACACACCAACAAATACCTATTACGGTATTCCGTCAATTGTTCCTGCCAAAAATGCAATGGCTGGAAATGAGTTTTCATCTAAGTTTAACTTAGAGTATTTTGAAAATAAGGCTACTCCACGTTACATTTTTTGGATTAAGGGTGCAAAGTTAAGCAGAGATGCAGAAGCAAAGCTATTTGAGTTTTTCCAAAATAACCTTCGTGGGCAATCCCATAGAACACTTATTGTTCCTCTTCCTGGAGATGATGCAGGTGGCAAGGTAGAAGTTAAGATGGAGCCTGTAGAAAACGGAATACAAGACGGATCATTTGATAAGTATCGTAAAGCAAATCTTCAAGAAATCCTTATGGCACATCGTGTTCCTATGACTAAAGTTGGTGCAGGAGAGGGACTTTCCCTAGCTGCAGCAAAAGAAGCAGACAAGGGATTTAAGGAACAGGTAACTCGTCCAGCACAGGATGCCCTTGAAAAAAGAATTACAGCAATTGTTGCTGAAAAGACTGATATGTTTAAGTTTGCTTTTAATGAACTTACCCTTACAGATGAAGATACTCAGTCCAAGATTGACGAGCGTTATTTAAGAATGAAGGTTATTGTTCCTAACGAAGTTCGTTCAAGATTGGGTCTTACTGCAATTCCTGGAGGAGATGAAACCGTTCAACTTACTGGTCAACAGGCTTCTGAGCAAACAGCTCAAGCCTCTGGAAACAGAAGAAGAGATCAGGAACGTCAAAACAATCAGGCAGATGAAGGCGACACTGGTTCAAGAAATGCACAAGGCGAAGGAAGACAGCAACAATAACAAGAAAAGCAATGTATAATTAAATTGTTATGATTAATTTACAAAAGGCTTCCCTTTCTATGAATGGTAACAGCGTCAACTTGACGATGCCAATTTCAAAAATTGATGAAGAAAAGCGTATTGTATCTGGCTTTGCCACCCTTGATAACATTGACAAACAAGGTGATAGAATACTTCCAGAAGCCTCAGAAAAAGCATTTGCAAACTTTCGTGGCAATGTAAGACTTATGCATCAACCTATTCCAGCAGGAAAGGTTGTTTCTTTTAGATCAGACACATTTTTCGACCCAGAGACAAAGAAGCAATATACGGGAGTATTTGTGGATACCTATGTTTCTAAGGGTGCTCAAGACATCTGGGAGATGGTTCTTGATGGTACACTCACTGGTTTTTCAATCGGCGGTGCAATTAAAGATACAGACACAGAATTAGATGAAGAATCAAATACAACTGTTCGTGTTATTAAGGAATATGATTTAGTAGAGTTATCCTTAGTTGATTCACCTGCAAATCAGTTTGCCAATATTTTCTCTATTCAGAAAACTATTGATGGTGAAATTGCTGAGGGAATGTTTTCTAAGTCAAATATTAAGAATGTATTTTGGTGTGAAGAGGAAGAAATGGCTTATCTTTCAAGAGAAGAAAAGTATTCTTGCTCATCCTGCAGTTCTGACCTACCATCTATTGGATGGATTGACGAAATAACAAAGTCAGATATTGAAAAAGCAATGACAGAAATTATTGATACACATAAGGCAGTTAATCCTGGAACCGTTACAAGTGATGATGTTCCAAAGAAGTATCCAAAGCAAAATCCAAGATTTTCAGATATCCAGACTGAAAAAGATCCTAAAAAGAAAAAGAAATATATTAAAAAAGCAGGAGAATATTCTTCTGGAGATTTTGTTCAGTGGGGCTCTTCAGGTGGCACAGCAAGAGGTAAAGTAACAAGAGTAGTAACTAATGGTAAAATTAAAGTACCAAATTCTAGTGTAACAATTACAGGTACACCAGAAGACCCAGCGGTGGTTATCAGAGTTTACGAAAAAGACGGAGACTCTTGGAAGCCATCTAAAACAGTTGTAGGACATAGAATGAGTACACTTAGATCTTGGACAGTTAAAGTCCTTAAATCCCTTGGTGTACAATCAGAAGTTTCTCTACCTAACACAGTAGTGAATGAGGCAAGTGACGCAGAGTTGGTTGCCACACAAATAAATGAAGGAGGTGTTGATATGACTGAAAATAATGAAGTTGTAGAAGAAGTTGTAGAAGTTGAAGAAGAAGTTGTAGTTGATGAAATTGTTGAAGCTGAAGAAGCTCCAGTAGTAGAAGAAATTGCAAAGTCTGATGAAGTTGAAGTAACAGAAGCAACAGAAGAGACAGTCGAAACATCAGTAGATACAGAGGGATCTGCAGATGACGCTTCCACCGATAATGGTGAGGCGACTGACCTTGAAAAGACTCTTAGTGAAATCAAAAATTTTGTTGGCGAAGCTCTTACAAAGAGTAGCGAAACAAATGCAGCTGCAGTTAATGGTGTTGTAAACACTGTTGCAGAAGTAACAAAAGCTTTAACCGATAAGCTTGTAGAAAATGATTCTCGTTTAGAAGAGATCAACAAAGGTTTGGCGGATATCGTAAATGCAGTACAAACAATTAATGGAAGATTGGAATCTGTAGAAAATGATACCGCTGTAAAGAAATCTGGGGAACTTGAGAGTTCCGCAGAAACAACTATACAGAAGTCAGATTCTGTATGGGGGGGACGCTTCCTCAGTTCCTCGCAATACTTAAATTAGAAATAAAAGGCAGGTGAAAAATAAAAATGAGTGATATTTTAGAAAAAGCCACAGCAAGTGGCACAGTTCTTTCCCCACTAGTATCCCCTGGTGCTATGACAGCAGCAGGTAACTCTGGTGACAATGGTGGTGTTCTTAATCCAACACAATCTACACAGTTTATCGAGTACATCTTTGATCAGATGGTTCTCGCTAACGATGGTCGCAAGGTAACGATGCGTGGAAATACTATGGAACTGGATAAGATCCGTGTTGGTTCACGTCTTGTTACAAAAGCTACACAGGCTGATGATACAGGAGAAAACAGTGCTCCAGCATTCACAAAGATCGAACTTACAACAACAAAGTTCCGTCTACAGTACGAACTATCAACCGAATCCCTAGAGGACTCGATTGAAGGTGCGTCTCTAGAGGATCACGTTGTACGTTTGATGGCAACTCAATTCGGAAACGACTTGGAAGATATTGCAATTAATGGTCGTCCAGGAACATCTGGTGACGGTACATACAACAATACTCTTGCAGGATTTATCCGTCAGATCAAGGACACTAACTACGCAGGTGCTCACGAAGCTGCAGCAGCTGCTGCAGCTATGACAGGCATCTGGGAAGCTACTCCTGATTCAGGCGATGGATCTTCCGCAAAGTTGACTCTTGATGCAATCGAAGCAATCTACAACGCAATGCCTCGTAAGTTCAAGGCTCGCCGTCAGGATCTTAAGTTCTACATGAACAGCAAGCATATTCAGGAATTGCTAACAGAGCTTCGCACAGTTAATACAACTGACGGAACTTCAGTTCCTTACGATGTTGCTACTCGTGTAATTGATGGAGTTACTCCAAGAATTGGCGGTCCAGCTGGTGCTCAATACACCATCTTCGGTCTTCCAGTTCAGGAAGTTCCTTTGTATCCAGAAGACTATGTAGATCTAACTCTTCCTTCAAACCGCATTTGGGGTTTCCAGAGAGATGTTACAGTACATCGTGAGTTCAAGCCACGCAAGGACTCTGTAGAGTACACAGTCTACGTCCGTATGGGTGTAGCACTAGAAGAAAAGTCAGCAATTGCTTACGCAGTACCAACTGCATAATCTTTAGCTATCAAGTAGGGGTCAGGAGTAAAAACCTGACCTCTACTTCTTTTTAGTGTATAATTAATAATTAGGAGGATTTATGTTATCTAATAAAACAATCGGAGACCTTAGGGGTCTATGTCTATCATTTGACATTGAAGTATCAAAGAATGCAAGAAAACAAGATATTATTGAAGCTATTAAAGAAGCTAAAGTTACTTGGGAAATGTATGAAGAATCATCAAAATCGTTGTTTGACTATGAAGAAGGTCCTACAAAAGAAGAAGTTAAAGTAAAAATAGAAGAAGCCAAAGTAGAGTCTAAAAAAGAAGAAAAGCTTCTTTTAACTATGGTCCATAATCGTGGAGGTTATTATGCTGGAAACGGTGTAAGGTTTGATATGGATGACAAGCTTGTTCTTGTAAATAAAACGCTTGCCGAGAAAATATTAGCTAGCCAAGCAGATGAAGTCAGGGAGGCTAACGAGAAAGAAAAAGAGTCTTTCTTTGGCAGATAGATGGAAGTTTTAACAAATGACTTAGAAGTGGCTAATGTATCTTACACAGCCCCTAAAAATACAATATCTTTGACCTATTCAGTATTGGATGTTTTGAATAACACCTATATTCAGTATGACCAGTTAGATGCAGAAGTTAATCCTTCAAAATCCCTTACCTTATCAATAGCATCACCAACAGTTATTACAAGTGCTACTCATGGTCTTAAAACTGGTGAAGCAATTAAGTTTTCAACAACTGGAGCATTGCCAACTGGAATAACAGTAGGAACAGTTTATTATGTTTCTGTTCTTACAGATAACACATTTAACATTTATAGAACTTCTGCATCATCTTTAATTGCAACAACTGGAACACAGTCTGGTGCTCACACATTTATAAAGCAAGGAAAAACTTCCTACACAATACCTTTAAGTCTAGATGTTTGCAAATACGATAGAAACATTTTAATAGAAATACAATCAGTTCAGATAGATAACTACTCAACAGATATATTAAATATATCTCTAAGAAGACCTTATGCAACTGTCCGTGAAATAAGAGACTACTTCGTAATATCTGCAAATACAAAAGTTTTAGCTCTTTCAGATGCCCTGCTTGAGCAAATGGAAAGAAAAATAAGATACTCTATAAACTCATACATTAATGATAATTTTAACTTTGAGTATAAAACGGTTGGTTCTTATGGAATGAACACAGACCTTCTTCATCTTGGTCAAAGAATAGAATCGTTTGATAAAATTACTTACAATGACACTGTTGTCTATGATTCCACCGAAGAGCCAATTCTTGATGATTTAGGAGCAACACTTACTGTTGCATCTAGCAAATATTCTTTAAGAATAGTTGAAGAGGGTGTAAATATTACAGAGTGGGTAGATCAAAACCCAATTAAAAACCCTTCTTATTTTGGGAAAGATGCAGCCTATTCAGTTCGTGGAGAGTATGGATGGAAACAAGTTCCAGAAGACATAAAAATTGCAGTATATGAATTAATCAATGATGCGGTATGCTCAGACTCTATCTATCTAAATAAGGGAATTATGTCTGTACAAAATGATTCATTTAATATAAAGTTTGCAGAAGGAATGATTAATAGCACTGGAAACCTATATGTTGATGGCTTGCTTGCCCCATATAAGAATTGGAATCTAAAGGCGATTTAAATGTCTTGTTTAGCCCATTCAACTTATGTAATGAAAGCAGATATTTATGAAGCCACCACCACAACTGAGCCAATTCTTGGCATGTCAGTAAATACCTGGTCTTTAAAGGAAACAGTTTCTTGTTTTGCTCGTGGTGTTTTGGGATCACAATTAGGTGGAAACTCTGCACAAGTAGAGTTAAAAGACTTTTTAATAAACTCAAAGGATTTTATAAAAATGAGAACATCTATTCCTTTATCTTCAGAATACAGAATTGTTGCAATTAGAAACGAAGACAGTGTTATCTGGACAGAAGACTATATTCAAAACAGTGCAGGTGGAGTAAATGGAGCAACAATATTTGAACCATCTGGAACTACCCCACTTCTTGACTTTAATGGCAAAGTAATAGAATATGAAACGGTGTTAAAACGTCAAGAAATACAGTCTTTAGAAGTGAGTTAATATGGCTGTAAGCACTGGTAAAATGGCAGAAAAAATTATTGCCACAGCAAAATACCACACAGGAACCCTATCTGAACTACACAATTCTCAAAACAAAGGAATAATAATACAAAATGCCTTAAATGTTGTTGGTCAATATTTTGGATTTTATATGGATAACCTTGCAAGAAGAGATAGTGCATCTTTTCACCACGTTTATGAAAACGATAGAGTTGGAAGCAAAGATGCTAGATTATTTTATTACACAGTTCTGGGAGGTTCTGGATCAGGAACCATACAATATGCCTTTAGAGATGCAACGGTGCCTGAGAACAGCGGTCATGTCTTTAGAAGAAGGGCTTTTATTATGGAGTCTGGAACACCAATTACTATCAGACCAAAGCTAGGAAACTTCTTGGTGTTTGAAGTTGATGGTGAGACGGTATTTGCCAAAAAATCATTTGTTCCAAATCCTGGTGGAACACAGGTATCAGGCTCATTTACAAGAGCCTTTGAAGACTATATGAATAGACAGGCTAGTTTAATGCTAGAAGATGTTGGTTTTTATGATAAAATTAACACAGAGATGTTAAAGGAATCAGAAGTATCTTTATCAAGAATTAGTTCTGGAAACCTTAATGGATTTGAAATGGCTAAACAGTCAGCAAATAGAATAGCTAGGAGATCAAAGTAATATGGATTATACAAAAATGCCAGTAGTTATGATATGCAATTACCTTTGGGATTTAGCTAAAGGAGACGTTGCTGGTAGTACAAAACTACCCTCCATAGTATGGGATGTTGACTCATTTACAAAACAACCAACAGCTCCAATTGCAGAGCAAAATGATATTCCAGCCACAAGCACAATGCCCTATATTCTATATGATTTTTTGTATACTGGTGTAGATCCAACTTGTTTTCCATTAATTAGAGAAGAAGCAACCCTGACCATTATTGGTCCTATTCCCAACATATACCTAGTTAAAAACTTTGTTTATGATGCCCTGAGCAAGTTTGATATCTCAGCATCTGAAATAAATAACCATATTAGAGATACTGGAATTAACTTTAAGTATGTAAAGGTTCGTCAGGAGCAGTACTCCTTGGACGAGAAAAAGACGGTAACTCTGAGTGATGGTACAGTAACCAGATATGCCACAACCCTTTATGTAACTTATGAATATTCACGCTCGTAAGATATTTGTGGTAAAATAGATATTGAGGAAGCCCCCGAAAGCTAAATCATAAAAAGCAGGAGGTGCAAATAAAAAAATGGCTAATAGTTCAAAAAATATTATTGTTGGTGCTGGTGTTCTTTACATCGGTGCTGACACAGAAGAAAAATCAATTAATGATATTCCTAAGTCCCCAGCAACATATGCTGCTAACGATGCAGGTACATATCAGAACCCAACAAACGTAAATGATACTAAGTGGGATCACGTTGGTTACACATCGGAAGGTGTGGACTTCTCATTCGAACCAGATTACGGTGAAGTACAGGTTGATCAACTTCTAGACGTTGCTAAGATTTACAAGCAAGGTCAGAAAGTTATGGTTAAGACTACTCTAACAGAAGCAACATTGGAAAACTTCCTTGTTGTTCTTGGTGGAAAAGATTCTGACCTAAGACCAACAAGTACTCACACTTCATCTAAGGGCAAGACAACAATCTTGGATCTTAATGGTGGTGCTTTGGGATATGCTCCAGTAGAGCGTTCTATCCTTATTGTTGGTCCTGGTCCAGAAAAACTTCTGGAATCAGGTCAGACACCTAATGGTGGAACCGTAGTAGAGCGTATGTATATTGGATATCGTGCTCTATCTATGGAGACAGTATCTGTAGGTATTAAGCGTAACGAAGCAACAGTGTTCCCAGTAACATTCCGCTTGCTTCCGTCTAATGCAGAAACAGCTGTAGACAACAACGCAATCTACGGCAAGGTAATTGACCGTGTATACGTTGGTTAACATATAACTAAATATCGTGTAATATGGTGGGTAGAAATACCCACCATATTGCTTTTATATAAAGAATAGTAGGCTATAATGGACAAAGGAACATAGGAGAAAAATGGCTACCAAAATTTATGAATCAATCGAAATGGAACTACAGGATGGAACAATCATTACTGTTAAACCATTAAACTTAAAGAACCTACGTCAGGTTATGACGAAGTGGAGAGAAGTAGAAACAAAAACCTCAGAAGATGAGTTTTTAGATCTTTTACTAGACTGCACATCAATTGCTATGAAGCAATTCGCACCAGAGATTTCTGATAAGGAAAAGCTAGAAGAGGCTTTAGATCTTCAAACTATGTACAAAATATTGGAGGTTGCTGCAGATATCAAGCTTAACGACCCAAACCTGCTAATGGCAGCTCAGGAACTAGCTGGAACGAGCTAGACCTAGCTGCCCTAGAGTCGGAAGTATTTCTCTTGGGTCATTGGAAAGACTATGAAGAACTTGAAACAAGTCTTTCTATGCAAGAATTGATAGCTACACTAGGTGCGATGCATGAAAAAGAGAACAGGCAGAATAAATTTTTAGCTGCTATTCAAGGTATTGATTTGTCTCCTGACAATTCTAGTTCCTCAACAAACGGTGACGCACCAACAAGCCTTGCAGAAATTAATGCTAGAGCAGACAAACGTCTTGGCGGAAGTGAAAGTTCTTCATTTGCACTGGAGTTTGGAATTAGTCAAGATGAAGGTCTTGGCTACGAGGTTCTAGGTTTGGCGGATATAAATGGCTAATATTAATGCCCAGTTTAATTATTCTGCAAACTTTGGTCCAGTAATAGGACAGATGCAGAAACTTTCTGCTGAAGCTAACATATTAAATAATACTTTACAAAACCTTGATAAGCAAGCCGTAGGATTAAAAGGAAGCCTAGCATCTTCATTTGCTTCCGATCTTGGAAAAATTGGTGGCTGGAATGCCAAGATGGTTGAGATGACAGACTCAGTTGATAACTTTGGTCAGTCTCTTTTAAAACAAAAACTAACACTTAAAGAATATGCAAGAGAAGCTATTGGTGCTTTTACTACATCCAGCAATGCTCATAAACTAGCCGTTCGTGAAGTTGCTAGAGGAATGTCTCAGCTAGTAACCCTTGGCAAGGGCATGGACGGCAAGCAAATGGGTATGATGATTACCCCAGCAACAATTAACATGAAAGACTTTAATACTCAGCTTGCAGTAAGTCGTAAGCAATGGGCTATATTTAATAATCTTGTTCAAGACGGAACAACCCATTTAATTAACTTTGGTAAGAATACTCAGTGGGCAGGTCGTCAGATTACCGTTGGTCTTACAGTACCTTTAACCATTTATGGAAATATGGTATCTAAGATATTCCGTGAGGTTGATGCTGAGCTAACAAGGTTTCAAAAAGTTTATGGTGCAGACCTATCTGGTACATCTGAAAAAACAAGCAATCAGATGGTTAATGATGTTAGAAATATTGCTGTTGAATTTTCAAAGTCTTTTGGAATTGCAGCAAAAGAAACAGCATCACTTGCAGCAGACCTGGCTGCAACTGGTCTTGAAGGACAAAAGCTTCTTGGGGCATTAAGAGAAACAACTCGTCTTGCTGTACTTGGTGATGTTTCAAACCAAGATGCAATGAAAACAACCTTGTCTCTTCAAAATGCTTTTAAGATGAGTACAGATGAACTTGCTCAATCTGTTAACTTCTTAAACGCAGTAGAAAACCAAACCTCTTTATCTTTAGAGGATTTAACCACAGCAATTCCTAAAGCTGGTCCAGTTATTAAAGCCCTTGGTGGAGATGTAAAAGACCTATCACTTTTGATGGTAGCCCTAAAAGAAGGTGGTATTTCTGCAGGTGAAGGTGCAAACGCAATTAAGTCTGGTATGGCTTCTTTAATTAACCCAACAAAGCAAGCATCATTAACTGCAAAACAATACGGAATTGATATAGAGTCAATTGTTCAGGCAAATCGTGGACAGTTGCTTCCAACAATTATGGAATTTCAAAGACAATTGCAACTGCTTGATGATTTTGGAAAAGCACAGCTAATTGAGCAAATATTTGGTAAGTATCAGTTTGCAAGAATGTCTGCACTGTTTGACAACTTAAATGCAAATGCTTCTCAGACAAATGCGGTACTTGGCTTGATGGGTAAATCAAATAGAGAACTTGCAGCAACTGCATATAGTGAAATGAACACCTTGATGAACTCAGCATCAAAAAGATTTGAAAGAGCTGTTGAAGGAATCAAGGCACAGTTCCTTACTATTGGTCAATCTATAACTTCTTCCATTACCCCGATTCTTGAAGGTCTTACTGGAAAAATTGGAAAAGCTATTGAGTTTTTTCAAAACCTTCCAAAGCCAGTTAAATCTTTTATTAAGGTAGCAACTGGGTTAACTGCTGTTGCTGGTCCAATTATTATGATGGTTGGTATTTTCTCCAACTTCATGGGTTATGTTTCAAAGGGTGCAATGGGAATATTTAACCTTGGAAGAAGAATGGCTGGTATCCCAGTTGAAAAGTTTGAAATGCTTACAGACACACAGCTTCTGGCACAAAAAGCAACACATGAACTTGCAAACGCTTTTGATTCAGAACGCTCCAGTGTTGAGAAATTAAACATTGCTCTTGGTCTATACAAAAGAAACCTTGCTGATGCAATTAGCTTAAACCCTGCTTTTATTAATAGTCAAGTAGCAGCAATTCAAAATACCGCACCTGCCTCAACCGTACCTACAACAACCCAGTTACAAAAGGGCGGTTCTGCTTGGGTTCCAGGTCAGGGTGATGGGGACAAGGTTCCTGCAATGCTTGAACCAGGAGAGTATGTTGTAAATAAAAAGGCAGCATCACAAAACTCTGCATTACTAGACGACATTAACTTTAGACAAGCACCACGTTTTCAAATGGGTGGAAGAATGCCTGGATATGCAGATCAATCTTTTATTGGTCCAAAGCCACAAATATCTTACAATGTGCAGGGAACTTACATGCCAGGTGGATACACACCGTTTTCAGATTATCCTTTTGCATCTATCGAGTCTGCAGAAGCATTTCAAGCAACCAATCCACGCAAATGGGGTGGTCGTTCTTCAAGAATTACAAGAGATATTAATGATCCACAACAAAAGGCTTATGCCGATTGGATAGAAGGACATAACACAAACCAGTTTAGAACTGGAACTGGTGTTATGAAAAGAATGGATATGGCAGGTCATCGTGAGCAAATGCTTAACAGTATGGGTCCAATATCTCAGAACATTCCTTTATACAGAGGAACAGTTCTTAGAGAAAAGGGTGCTAATGAATTTTCTGGTGTAGGGGCAAGAGAGTTGCTCATGTACATCAAGCATGGAATGTTTGACAAGGCTATGGGAAAGAAAATCCAATGGTCAGACATGCAGTCATTTTCTTCAAATCCAAACATTGCAAGTTACAATAAGTTTATTGAGTCTTGGACAAACCCATCAAACACCAACTCAAAGAAGGCAGCAGATAGACAACTAGAGTCTATGTCAATGCTTCCTGTAGTATTTAGACTTGCAAATGCTAAGGGACAAAATGGATTTAACATATCTTCAAAAGCTATGGTTCAAGAGGTTATGGGTAAGCCTGTTAACGAAAAAGAATGGGTATTAAATAACCCATCAGGAACTATTTCTGGTATCCGCCAAGATATAGGAACAAAGAATTACATTGTTGATCTTATGCAAAATGGTGGTAGGGTACAAAGTCATGCTGATGAATCATTTAGAGCACCATTCCAAAAAACAGACAAAGAATATGAAACCGTTTACAAGTGGATTGGTGGAGAACTTGACTACTTTAGAAGAAGAAAGAATGTAAAGGGTCGTTGGACTGACTCTGAAAAGTTTGATGCAGAAAGATATCAGCAACTTCTTAGCATAATGCGTTCTGTTCCAGAGGGAACAAGGATGATGAGAGGCTCTCTTCTTAATCCAGGAATGTCTGGAGAAATGTCTAAAGAGTCTCAACTTGCAATGCTTACAGCTATTCAAACTGGTGACTATGGAAGTCTTTATGGAATGGATATATCCTTTAGTGACTTTGCATCATTTGCATCAGATTTTATGGGACCTGCATACGGTCCTAGAGGAATGAAGGGTGGAGTAAGTAGATTTTCTGCTGCTGCATACAGAAAATTATATCGAGGAGTACATAACAGAGACACTGAAAAGGGCAGATTCTTTGATGACATAGAAAGAAGTAGGGCTACTGGGAAAGAATCAAAGTATGGTTCCTCCCCAGTTATTTATGATTTTACAGCAGGACCAAATACTCAAGGTAGAGATATTTCGATGGGAGATCCATCAACAGGTGCACCATATCCAAAGTATCGTGATAGTTGGGTAAAGGAAGTACCAGATGAAATTAATGAAATCCTTACATATGGGGCACAGGGAACAATTACTGGAGTTTCATCCGATTTACAATCACGTCAACCAATTATTCATATGCAGGGTAAACAAATGGGTGGAAGAATTAAGAGTGCTGCAGGTGGTATGGCATTTGCACATATTGTTCCTCCTGCAAAAACACCATCTGGTCTTGGTATTCAGACCCTTCCGTTTGGATTAACAATTCCTTCAGCAATGAATAGACTACTAGCTAGTTCCTCTGTTGAAAAAAATTCTCTTTTAAAGTCTTTTGCAAGTCCTATTGCAGAAGATAAAATGTCTTCATTGCTTGGAATATATGGAGAAAAGGATCCACAAGGAACTTCCGAGTCTATTAGAGGATCTCTTATTTCAAAGTTGGTAAACACTAAGGGTCCACTTAGTGATGAAAAGATTTATCAAACATCAATGAGAATACCTATGCTTAAAAACAAATACAACGAATACTTAAAGTCTGGAAAACTCTATGATGTTAGATCTAGAATTAGTGGTGAAAAACTTAGTTCTGCAGGTTGGGCTCTTGTTGAAGAAAAAGATGGAGTTAAGACTTTTTCTAAGAATGGCAAAAAAGTTTACTATGGAAAACGTAAAGGTCAGTCCTGGAATACTGTGTGGGGTGAAGATGGAAAATCTTTATCTACAGATACACAAACAAGAAGTATTGGAAAAAATACTCCATTTGATGTTGGTCAAAAATTAAGCTGGTTAGAAAAAGACGTTCTTGGGTATCAGTCAGGTGGTCGTGTAAATGGTTATGCATCTGAAACAACTTCTTGGGCAAAGAAAGCAGCAGCACCTAAAGCATACGCAGGTGTTTTACAAGGAATACCAAGTTGGGCTACAAGAGATGCTGAGTATCAGGCAATCGTAGAAGCATTAAGAGCAGCAGGTATTCCTGAGTCAGATAGACTTGCGTCTTATTATATTCAAGATGTATTGGCACACATTAACCCATCCACAACAAATGCTAATGGTGTATATGAAAAGGTATGGGCTGCAGCTAACTTGATGAAAGACTCCCAAGTTTACAACGTATTCCTTGAGACTCTTAACAGTAGAAAAGATATTGGTGGGCTACTAAATCCTTCTACCGTTTCAAGAGTCGCTGCTGCATCTGGTATGTCAACATCTGTAGTTCAAGCAGAACTAACAAAGATGGCGGATGGTGTTCATCCAAATACTGCTAATGGTGCAAGGGTAATGATGACTCTTGCACGAATGTTCCCATCAAGAACTTCTCCAGGAATGCCTATTGCTGTTGCAGCAGGTATGGGTGCAAGACTACAAGGTGATTTCTACAATACCCTTGGACAAAGAGCACTGCCATCTAACCTTCCAAACATAACCGTAAGGTCCTATGATCCAAAGAATGCTGGAGCACCAACATCTGCTGGGCAAGGCTCTAAGGTATCTTCTAGTGGCATAATAATGCCTTCTGGAGCAATAAGACCATCTATGGTAATGCCAAACATTCAAAGCTTAAGATCAAATGCAGGTGGTACAGGCTCAAAGGCAACAGTAAAGGTTGATGCAATGGGCAATGTTCTTTCAAATAGCATTGACGATATGGTTGTAAATACTGTAACTGGTGAAACTATTGCAGTGTCAAGTAGAGAGCTTCTTGCAATTGGTCCAAATGGTGGTATAGCAGGAGTTACATCTCCAGGAGATGAAGCAAGAGGAAATATAGTTCATCCAGTTGGAACAGCCTTAATGCGTGGTAAAAAGTATCAAAACCAGAGACTACAAAATTTTGAAGCTAGAACTGGCAGGTTTGCAGCCTACAATGAATCTCAGAGAAACAAGATGGTAAGCACTCAAGACGGAATGACTGAGCCAGTATACGACCAACCAATTGCTCGTGGCGGAATGGATCAGTTTGGTGGAAGAATGATGATGATGGTTGGTGCGGTAGATCAAATGAGATTTGCAATGAACCAGTTCACCTCTGAAACAAGTAATGGAACATCCAAGTGGGTTGCATCAATGAATCTTGCACTTACAGCAACCCAGATGCTAGGTCAAGAAACTGGTCAAAGGTTAATGGAAAGAGGATCGCAACTGAGCCAGGGCTCTGGGGGTCCTTTATCAAGAGGTATGGGGATGGCAATGTCTGGACTTGGAAAGGCAGCAAACTTCCTTGGAAACCCAATTATGCAGATTGGTTTACAGGTTGCAATAATGGGTGTAAACAAAGCAATCGAGCAATATCAAAAACAAATGGCAAAAGCAAGAGAAGCAGGAAACGGTGCCTTTAAAGAACCAACCGAAGCAGCAAAGTTACTTGGAATTGAGCTAAAGTCTTTAACTGCAGATACGGAAAGATATGCAAAGTTTGCAGAGACTGCATTTGGCTCACAGGGTCGTGGTGCATATGATAAAGCATTTGCTGAAGCAATAAAAACAGACTATGCAGACTTCTTAACTATACTTTCTGAAATGCAAAATAAGCAAGAGCAGATGAATCAGCTTGTAAATGTTTATGGAAACCTAGTTCAAAGAGGAATGGATCCAAAGGTTGCTTTAGAATTAACTGCAGAAATAGCCAGGCAAGGTCAAGCAATGTCAGCATTTAATGAAATACAAAGTAGCTTTAGTTTGAAGGATACTGTTGGCGATGTAATGAAGATGCAAACAGATGCTCTTGAAAGTCAAATCGATTTGTTAAATCAAAGAAACGAAGCAGCAAGTGGAAATTCTGATGGAGCTCAAGCATTAAAGAAAGATGCCCTTGCAGATTTTCTTGGACTTTCAGACTCTGGAATAGAGGGTCTTTTAAGAAAAAATATTAGCGGTGAAGGCTTTGCAGGAATGTTTGCAAAGGTTCTTATTAGTGAAAAGTCAAAAGAACAAGTTGCTGCTCAAATAGGTGCAACATTAAAGGCATCTTTTGCAATTGCAGCACAAGACCCTATTGCTTCAAACGAAGCCGTAGATGCTATTGTTGCAAACTTTAAAAATGCAGATACTGAAAAAATCAATACAGAGATTGGAAAAATTGCAGAAGAGGTTGGTTATGGTGATTTAAGTAGTATTGGTTTGTTTATAGATACCGATTCGTTTACTGCACTTGGCACAGAAAGCCAAACACTATTTTTAAATGCCTTAAAGTCTGGTCTTGCTCCAGAGCTGGATAAAATGCTTGCAGATGGAGAACTAAGCAGTGAAGAAGAATCAGCATTAAAGAAGAAGGTTCTGGAAGCACAGGCACTCATGAAGATAGATGTTGAAGTTGATTTACAACTTGATCAAACAACAAAACAATTACAGGCTGTTCAAGAAGAAATAACTAAGGTATTTGATATCTCATTGAGAGCAAAAGATGCAGAAATAGAAGCAGAAAATAAGCGTCATGATAATGCTTTAAAGAACTTGGATAAAGAAGCACAAAGAATAAATGATAAGAAAGATTTGTTGCAAAAGAATACAGAGTATTATCTAAAAGAACTTGAAAGAGAAAAGCAAGCAGAAGATTATTATGCAAATCAAAGACAAACATCTTTACAGGGTCTAAGTGCAATTTCTCAAGGAGATGTGTTTGGATTCATAGGTGCTCAAATGAAAGCAGCATCAGACTCCGATCAGTTTGGTCGTGACAGGTCACTAGCTGCAATTCAAGAAACTGCAGATAAAGAGCAAGAAAAACTTGACAATGCTTTAAAGGCTATTGATCTTAGAAGACAAGCAGAAGATGCAAGACACCAAGCCGAACTTGATAACATAAATAAAGAGATTGAAGAGCTTAACAAAAAGAAGGCTGCAACAACTGGAGACCTTCAAGAAGCAATAAAACTACTTGAAGAGGCAAAAGCTCTACAGCCTTCATCAGATCCAACTGATCAAAAAGTTTACAATGAAAAAATTGCAAGAGCATCCCAGCTTGCTGGTTCAGCAATAGATCAAGCTAAGGCAGCAGCAGGATTTGTGGATAAGACTGGTCTTCCAGAAGATTTGCAAAAAGAAATGGATACTGCTCAACAGAAAACAGGAGAAGCTTTAAACAATTTCTACAGAGACACAGATACCGCAATGCAATATATTGCAAATGGTGGTGAAGGTGGATGGGAACTAGTGCTTGGTGGGATGTCTGATGCAACAAAGAAAATATTTGACGGTGTTGCAGAATCATTGAACATTGATGCACAGTCTCAAGAGTTTATTGAAGCAGCTAGATTTATGGGAATGGCTATTAATTCTGGAACAACTGTAACTCCAGGAGGAAATAGATTAGATGTAGATTCAAGTAATCCATTACTTAGAGCAAGTGGTGGACCAGTTTCTGGTCCAGGTGGTCCAAAGGATGATTCAATACCTGCAAGACTTTCAAATGGAGAATATGTTATACAGGCAAGTGCCGTTAAGAAGTTTGGCACAGACACATTTGATCAATTAAATAATGGAGAGCCAATTAGCTACTTTGCAGAGGGTGGCTTTGTAATGCCTACTAGAAGTGGTGAAAATAGAGGAAACTTTGGAAGAAAGGGTCCTTTGTGGAGCCTTGGATACCACACAGGTCTTGATTTTGCTGGAGTAGAAGGAACTGACATTCTTTCTGTTGGAGGCGGTATTGTTGAATCTGTAAATGCTCATGGTGGAGCATATGGAAATCACATTGTAATTAGACACAGAAAAGATTTAATATCTCTATATGCTCATCTAAGCAAGGTATTGGTTGGCACAGGAACTCAAGTTTCCGCAGGTCAACATATTGGAGAGATGGGTAGCACTGGAAACTCAACTGGACCGCACCTACACCTTGAAATGGGACCAGGAATATATAGAAATGCAGGAAATCCTTTGTCTTATCTTTCTGGATCTGGACTAGTTGGTGGTCAAGAAATTGCAATGCAATTAGCACAAACCGTTCAAAAAAATAATCAGAATCAAACTAAGGCTTACGCTCCAGTTGTTTCAAGTCTTCAGGGAATGTTTGGTCTTGGTGCTGTTTCTTCTTCTCCACAAGCAATTGCAGCTGCCATAGATTATGGAAAAAATAACTATGCAGCAGGTGGTGCTGTGTTTGGTCCAGGATCTGCTACTTCAGATTCCATCCCTGCAATGCTTTCAAATGGAGAGTACGTTGTAAATGCAGCATCTGTTAAGAAATATGGAGTTGGAACAATGAACTCTATTAATGCTGGAAAGTTTGCAGGTGGAGGTTTTGTTGGTGGCACTGCTCCATCTGCACCGAAATACAATGTTCCTTCTGCTGGTGGCGGAATGGATGTTCAGCCTATTGCTCAGATGGCTCGTGGTGGAATGATGAGTGGGTCAGCAAGCGATAATAGTTCATCTTATAACTTTAACTTTAACGGAGCAGGTATGGACATGGTTATGAGCCATGTTAATAAGGCTGTTGGTGGTAGAATTAGTAGTAATTCTAGGAGAATCGGTTAACAATGGCTTATGACGTACTTGATCAGTTGTATTTAAGACCCTCCCTAATCGTATGGTCTGACTCACAACCACTTATTGGAAGTGGTGATAATGCTGGAAAAGTTGACTTAGGAACAAATTATTTATATCTATCTGATAACAACAGGGCTGAGCTATCCGTATCTTTTGAGCGTATTGAATATAAGCAACGTATGATTAATGGAACAATGCGTTCTTATCACGTTGCAGATAAAAGAACATATGCTACTTCTTGGGAAAAGCTACCATCCAGAAAGTCCCTAGTTACTGAATATAATGCTTCTACAAGAAACAATTTTGGTGGTGGTCAAGAAATGCTTGACTGGTACAAAGACCATACTGGTAGCTTTTGGATGACACTGGTATATGACGTAGACTCTTCTGTATCCACTTCAAACATAAAACAAAACATTGAGGTCGTGAATGTATTTTTTGGTGATTTTTCATACAACGTAGTTGACAGAGGTAGAGATACCGACCTATGGAATATTAATCTCACACTGGTGGAAGCATAATGCTTAGCACAGGAAATAGCAACTTAGACGAATTAATTAAGAATGAGATTGCCTCAAAGGGAAGTCTTGATTCTGTTCATCAAGTTATTGCAGAATGGAATTACAATGCCTATACTGAAATGGATAGCATTGGTTGTTTTACCACAAACGCTGTAGATTCAACATCATTTGATGACGGAACACAAACAGAAACATATACATCTGATGATAATACAAAGCTATACGAACCAGACATTAAAAGAATTAAATATACTCCCCTTAAAGATATCTTTGGAATAAATAGACCAAATCCAGGAATTATTCATTCTGTTTATACTAGCCCAGCAAAAAATACTAAACAGCCTTTAAATGGTGATGCAGATCCATTAACTATTTCTAAAGTTTTTAATATGAGAACAGAAGATACCAGACTTTATCCTATGTCTAGAAACTCTCCTTATAGATACTGGAACTCTGCAAGAAAAGTAAATAAGGTCTTGGTTGGTGTTTCTGCATCAGATAATACTATAACTCACGCTGCACCGTTTGTTAAGTATAAGACTGAAATAAGTACCAACAAGATTGTTGTAAAGACTCAGAAGCATCTGGGGTACCCCTTGGCGTATCGTGTGGACATTCTAGTTGGAACAACTTGGTCTACAGCCTACGAAGCAACTGGAACGGCAAGATCAATTAGTTCTGTTACAGCAACACCAGTAAAACCATCAGATCCAACCAGAAACATATATTATAAGTTTACAATGTCATCTGGTCATGGAATCAAATATCTTGATGATGTTTTGCTTTCTAGAAATGGAGAGTTTTATACAGTATCAAAAGTTGAGGGAAATGATGTAACTTTTTATTCTCAAACACCAATTACTGGAATTGTTTCTGGAGATACCCTAACTGTTTCAAATATGTATGATGGAAAGCTTGACGCATATTATGATCCAGCAAATGGTGGGTCTTGGGGAAGATATACTCCATACCTATACAATGCAGATGAAAAAACTGTTACCGATTTTAGCACTACTAATACTCAAACCAAAAAAATTAAGGGGGTTAGGTTTGTTGTAACAAAGATGTCTAACCCAAACATACCTCTAGAAGTAATTGAGCTAAGTCCAAGACTAGTTGCAGATATTACAAATAGTGTAGTAGGATTTGATGTTAATTCTTCAATTGGTCAGTCTCAGTATGGTTTGCCAGTTGGAACAATTATTTCTTCTAATGGATCTTTAAAGCTATCTAACACTGAAAGATTTTTTAATAAGAACAATTCTAACTCCATCCTAAAGGATATCTTAAGACCAAATGTTCAGATTAAGCTTTTCCAGAAAATGAATGTAACGGGAATTGATTATCGCTTCCCTCTAAAGGTTATGTATACTGGAATGTGGAATGAATCACCAGACTTCCAGGTCGATACTCAGCTAGAAGATTATTTTAAGTTTTTCAAAGAAATGTCTGCACCAGACTTAATGGTTGCAAATGAAACTGGAGTACCAACATCTGTTGCAATACTTATGCTTTTAGACAATATTGGATTTAATGCCTATAAGTTTCAAAAGACAAATACTGAGGCAGATCAGGAAGATGTAGTTTTAGATTATTTTTATTCCAAAAAAGAACAGTCTGTAATGGAAGTTCTAGAAGCCATTGCTGTATCTACTCAAACATCTATCTATATTGATTATGACAGCTATGCAGACAATGAAGTTATTGCAATGACAAAAGAAAGAATGCTTGCTGCAAAGGAAAATAAAGATTTTTGGCTAAGTGGAAATGATGGATCATTTACAAAGGATGTAGATTTTTTTGGTGGTGCAGTAAACGAAGTAACCTTTATATCTAACGTAGCATCCTTTCAAGAAAACATTGAGCCTCCAGTTACAGACATTAACATTAAGTATGCTGGTATTGGTATTGAAAAGATGGGCTTCTCGCTTCAGGATATGGATGAAGATAAAAGAAAAGAAGTTCTTGAGGGACCAACTGGAGCTGCTTCTGTTGCAAATAGAGATTTAAGGTATACCCCAGATATTGTTTGGAAGCCAACAACAAATAAAGAAAACTCTGAAAATTACCTAGCTGCAGCATCCCTTGTTTCTGACATGTCTGCAACAAGACCAAAAGATGCATTTGCTAATATAACTAAAGACGCAACTAGCAAGTATGAGGCTATTAGAAAGTTTTATGATCAAAATCAATCTGTTATGTCAATGTTCCTAGATAGAGAATTAATTAATACTTTTATAAACTCTTATCAGGGATACATTATGGTAGACACAGAGCTAGTAAGGTATGAGGGAATTAGATTCTTGATATTTGATCCAGTTTCTAAAAAGTCTTCTAGAAAAATATTGTTTTCAAAAGAAGAGTATGCCTTTGAAAGATCTAGGGTTGGTCAAGGCGGAAGCATAGAGCCAGACTCATTGGTAGTGTATATTGAAACAAGGCAACAGGATTTAACTGGAACACAGAAACGTTTTACCGTAATATCTGATGGTAGAGGTCAAAAGAATACAAAGATTGTTTATCATAAGGGAACAAACACTGCCCAGTCATTTTTTACTAGAAACCCACAATGGTCAAAGTTTGGTGGTCAGCTATATGACAAAAAAATTGCTACAGACATTATTGCTGCAGTTAAAGCAGACAACATTGTTGACACACAGATAAGTAACGATAGTGTTGGTGAGTCAGGATCAATAAAGGTTCCAGTTGGATACTTAAAGGTTACAGCACCACCATCTAGTTTATCTGGAAGAGAAAAGAGTGGAATTAAAGAGGCAACTAGCGTAAGGCTAGGTGTGCCAATGAACAGTTCTTCAGAACAAATAATCACAGGAATTGTTAGAGACGTTGGTGCTCCAGTTAGAAAAATTGGAACAAGAATGAGATTAGTTTCAAGTGTTCCTAAAAACGTTGAGGCTGGAGAAAAACTTATTAAAGAAGGAATTATTGCTGGAATTGGATGGAACATAACTGCTACCACCAATGATTTCTCTGGATATATTGTTGAGGTAGAAGAGGTTGGAACTATTGATGCTGCTTCTATTTTAGATGCAAAGTATAGAAACTTAAGGTTCTACAGAGTTAATCCAAACAATAGTATTACATTTTTTGGAAATGCTTGGGTGAATGTTTCTGGAACGCCTAATGAAAAAATTGATTTTAATGCTGCACTTTCAGATGCAAGACAGAATGGAAAAGCTTATGCTCAAATATTTGATTTAGAAGTAACAATGAGAAGGCAGGGTGGAAAAGTTTACTATGAAGTTATTTGGGAAAATCAGGTAGTTGTAGAAGCAGAAGAAAATGTTTCAAGTATTCTTCCAGAAAGACAAAACGTTGCATTAATAACAAGAGGTCCTTCTGCAGCAATCTATGAATATGTTTATGCCTTCTCAAGTCCAGACGACATAGTAGTTCCTGACTCAGCATCATATGTTACAAAAAATCTAAATACATCTGCATCACAGTTAGCTTCTAGAGGCTTGATGCCAGATATTGTAAAGGTCAATACTGATTCGGATAAAGCTTATGAACTTAAGGGAATATTTGAAGACTTTGGAAAGATGGCAAGAGAGGTTAAGAAGTTTGATGTTCGTTACCAATACCCATCACTCAATCCGAAGCTAATCAGCCTTGCTGACTATAATCCAAACTATTATGTTTCAGACTTTACAACATCTTCTTTTGGTTCTTCGTTTTGGCTTTACAATACCGCAAGTGGTCCTATTCAGATTGACGAGTCTACCTTTACACCGCTTTGGGTTTCTGCATATGCGTTAAAGGAAATTATGGGTGGTACATTGCAGTCTAGTAAGTATATTGAAACTTCACAAGAAGATAAAATATTAAACGATAGTTTTGATATTAATAGGCAGACTTACGGAAAACAAGAAATAAGTCTTGCTGGAGAATATATAAATAACTTGGATCAGGCAAGAAAACTTGCTGACTGGGTTGTATCTAATGTTTCCAAAGAAAGAAAAACAATTAGTATTGGTGTTTTCCCAATACCGCTACTTGAGCTTGGAGATAAGGTTGGTCTTTTATATAGCGATAAGCTTTATAATGATAGTAACAAGTGTTATACAGTAACCTCTATATCTCATTCAATCAATCAAAGTGGTCCTCAAATGACTCTAGAAGTTAAGGAGTGTGTCTAATGAAAGAAACCAATGATAGTGGAGTTGGTCAAGTAGGAACTGGTGCAAAATCTGAATATCAATTTTATCAAAACGTTGCAAATGGAGTAACACCATATGCCAATTTAATTCCAGCAGAAAAAACTCTTTACTCTGTTCTTCAGCAAAAAGTTGCCTATGGTGGTCTAAAGTCCTTGAACACAAAAGCCCTACAGTCAATAGGTCAGGTATTTGACAAGAAAAACTCTTTTGCCTATCAATCAACTGGAGAAAGGATAAATCCAGTAATTGTGAGTTCTATGCAAGAAGCACAACAAAGAGTCGGTTCTGCAAGATTAGTTGACACTGATCATGGAAATAACTCAAAGCTTCCATCTGGTCTGTTCCGTGATACTGGACAAAACAGATACTATCTTGTTCTTCAAAAAACAAAGCCAAAACCATTTTCATCTCCTATTGTTGGAGCAAGTCCTACATTTACGGCACCAGTTATTCCCACTACACAGGCTCCAACTCAGGGTCCTGGCGGAACAAGTTTTCCAAAAGCTCAAACTCAAAAAGCACCAGATGCAGACCTAATCTTTAATTCTCCAGATTACAAGGCAACATATGAAGAAGTCATTAGGGAAATGTCTCTTTCCTTAATTATGGCAGGAGATGACATAATTTCTAAGTATAACTATGAAAGCATTGACTCTATTCCAGACATTGACATTGAAATTAAAATTGCAGGTGGAGAATACTTGAATGCAAAAGAAGTAATTGACAAAGGATTGGGAGGTGAATTATTACA